AAAATGAAGTTTTTAAGTTTAACTATTTTGGTAATATTGAGCCTTTCTGTGGCCTACCGAATCAGAAAGGACCCCATGACTGCCAGCCGAGGAGCTATTTAGCCCCAGGCCTCAGGACAGCTCACCACTAACTACAACGAGATGGTCAATGATCAGTCTAAGAGACTCGTGACTATTGGTCTTCCCGAGAATATCGACCTCGATAATAATGTTGCCATTGGAGACTCCTACGAAGATGTGGTTTACGTGAAACCCGCTGGATGCAAGAAGGCCGGCAAGAAGAATGCTAAATCTTCATCAAGATTCGCTAAGAAAACTGCCGATGTTACTGAAAGAGACGTTGCTACTCTCCTCGAAGTTGACTTTGATGATGAACCCGAAAGTGCCGAAGATGCTTTGAGAGCCCTCTCTAGACACGAAGATACAATTACTGAATTCCTTGAATAAATTAAGAACGTTGCTGATCTTAGTGAAACTCAGGAAGAAGTTGTTAGATCTCTTTCAAAATATGTGAAATTGGTTCAAAGAGCCCATGACGAATTAAAGAATGAAGAAGAAGATGCAGAATTGTTGAACTAAATCCAATCTACTATCCATAAATTCACTTTCTTGCTCGATTAACACGACGTTGCCGCTACTGCTCAATCTAATAGCGAAGGAAACTTGGTTGGACCTTCCCAGGAATCTAATGAAGATTTGCTTTCCAGCCTTGACGATTTGGTCGAAAGAGAATTGCACTATTTGGACAGCGGAAATGAAGGTGAATATGATTAACTTATAACTGCCGAACAGATTGAATTCAGTGCTTAAAGAGCCTCTAAGATCATTTAAACCAGAGCCCTTAGAGACTTGCTTGACCACCTCCACGTTTAGAATGATTTGGACGGACAAAGAGAACAATTGGAACATTACAGAGCCCAATTGAGAGCTGAAAAGAAGAGAGTAGTTGCTGGATCCCTTAGACTTGACGAACTTGACTAAATTTTCACTGAAAACGAAGAACTTACTGCTGAATAAATCCAAACTTTTGTTGATGAAGAAATTCTCCCCGTTAAGACTAGACAAGCTGCTGCTGACGCTATTGCTGCTTTGGAAGCTGAACCTTCAAGCCAGAGTGACGAAGAAGAAGAAGAAAACGTTTAGGCCGAAACCAAATTGGACCTTGTTAGACACGACTTAAGAG